AACTTCTTGAGGGAACACACAACTTTAAAAACTCAGGAGGAAGTGCTTTTAAGCTTGCTCTGTTTACTTCATCAGCAACGCTAGGTGCTTCGACAACGGCTTATGCTACATCAAACGAAGTGTCTGGCACAGGTTATTCTGCTGGTGGATTGGCTCTAACCAGAGTAGACCCTACTACAAGTGGTACAACGGCGTTTACAGATTTTTCTGATTTAACGTTTTCAACAGCTACAATTACAGCAAATGGTGCGTTGATTTATAACAGTGATGCCTCAGATAAAGCTGTTATTGTTTTGGCGTTTGGTGGTGATAAGACATCAACTGCTGGTGACTTTACTATTCAGTTCCCAACAGCGGACGCGAGTAACGCTATTATTCGTATCGCCTAAACGGACCAGGTCCCATGACAGCGATTTCGGGTTGGGCAAGAGGCACATGGTCCCAAGGGGCTTGGGGCGAATCCCTTCCGGTTGTTGTTACGGGAGTGGCAGGAACAGGTGCGGTTGGATCTGTTTCTGTTGTTGCAGAGGCTAGTGTTCCAGAAACAGGGCTGTCAGCCACAGGTGGTGTCGGCTCTGTTACTGTTTTAGCGGCTGCAAACACGGCTGTTACTGGCTCAACAAGCACTGGTTCTGTTGATTCCGTTACGGTTACAGGCACCGCTACTGTATCACCAAGTGGTTCTGCTGGCACAGGTGCGCTCAACTCTGTCACGGCTCAAGGTAGCACGGACGCTCCTGCAACGGGTCTTGCCGCTACAGCTTCGGTAGGCACGGTTGTAGCTGCGGCTGCGGCTGACGTTGGTGTTACAGGTATTGCTGCTACTGGTGGATTAGATTCAGTCACCGTTACGGGTACGGGTAATGTGCCTGAAACAGGTCTTTCTGCTACAGGCGGTGTAGGATCTGTTACGATAGATGGTGTTGGCAATGTCGTTACGACAGGTGAAACAAGCACCGGTGCAGTAGGCACAGTTACTGTAGCAGCGGCTGCGGATGTTTCTGTTAGGATTGATCCTATAAGACCCGAACAGGTTGGCACAGGTCAAGTTGGCACCGTTGTTGCGGGTATTTCTGTAGAGTTTTTAACAACGGGATTGGCAAGTGGCACAAATGTTGGTAATGTAACGGTACAAGCAAACGCAGATGCTATCGTAACTGGCGTTGAGGCAACAGGAGACGCAGGAAATGTTAAAGTATTTGATCAGGTTATTCCAGATCAAAATCCAAGTTTTCAGCCACCTGTTCCGGGTTTTCAGCCCGGCGATCCGTTATCTAGTCCAGCTTATAAAGCTCCTCAAGGAGCACCTGGTGGATTTGTACCTGGAGATCGTTTACAAGCCCCGACATGGAAAGACGTAGCATAGGAGAATTATATGGCTAGTACGTTTACAACAAACTTTGCAATTGAAAAGCCGGGAACTGGTGAGCAATCGGGCACATGGGGTACTACCACAAACCATAACTTTGATATATTTGATCGGTTGGCTGGATACAAAAGCGTTACCGTATCAGGAACAACACATACTTTAACAGTGCGCCCAAGCTCTCCATCTTCTGGATCGAGCAACGCATCAGACGGTATGTATCGTGTTATTGAGTTTAAAGACTCAGGGTCTGATCTTGGTGCAGACGTAACTGTCACGATAGCACCAAACACAACACAGGCATTTTTTATCTTTAAAAATTCACTAACTGCGGATAGAAATATAATCGTTACACAGGGTAGCGGAACAAACGCTACGGTGCCAGGAACAGGAAAAGTTAGCATTGTATATGGTGACGGTGGCGGATCAGGAGCAAATGTGATAAGCTTGAGTGACACTCTGGCAATGTCAAACCCTGAGATTACAGGTGGTGTAGCAACAGGATTGACAGACTTGAGCATGGCAGATGCTACTGCACAGGGCAAAGCTCAGACTGGTTTAAATGTAGACGCGGCGGGTACTGCTGTCGCATTATCAATTGCGTTAGGATAGTTAGATGGCAACAAATACCTTCAAACGAAAGTTCTCAACAAGCATAGGCACCACGGCTACGGCGGTTGGTGGTTATCAGGTTTTGTTAGATGTTCAGACCACAGCGATTGGTTTGGCTTTGGCAAACGTATCAGCCTCGCAGGTTACCGTAAGTGTGACATTAAACACGCAAGCGGGTGATACAATTCATATTATTAAGGACGCACCGATTCCAAGCGGTGGTGCGTTGATCCCGATTGGTGGAGATCAAAAGGTTGTTATGGAGCATAACGATCAGATTAAAGTCGTGTCGGATACAGCATCGTCAGTCGATGCGATCTTGAGTATTCTTGAGATAGACACATCAACGTAGGAGCTTATAGATGCCATATTTAGGTAACGAACCTGCCGTAGCATACACAAGCACCACAAAGGATAGCTTTAGTGGTGATGGCTCTACAACAGCTTTTACAATGTCAAAGTCCGCAAACGTCAATGCAGTTCGCGTAGTTGTAGAGAATGTTATTCAAGATCCGACTGTTGCGTATACATGTAGCGGAACGACATTGACATTCACATCGGCACCCCCTTCAGGCACAAATAATATCTACGTTGTGCATCTAGGACCACCAGCCGCGACTGTTGCACCACCTACGACTATTAATAATGCGACTACATATACCGATGCTCTTACAGTAAATGGTGCTTTTACTTCACAGGGTATTGATGACAACGCAGATGCAACCGCTATTACTATTGATTCATCAGAAAATGTTGGAATTGGGACTACAAGCCCTACTGCTCCTCTTGATGTTCGTGTATCAGGTGCTTCAGGTAAAACAGCGGAGTTTCATAACAACTCAGGATATGGAGTAGACATAGGTTCTGATAGTAATTCAGTAGCTTATATCTCAAGTGGTTATAATCAGGATTTTGCTTTCAAAACTGACCCATCATCAGGTCAAACAGAACGTATGCGTATCGACAGCAGCGGTAATTTGTTGCACTCTAAAACTAGTTCTGATGGTGGTGTAGTTGGCCATGAATTAAGAACTAATAGTTTTGGTATTCACACTGTTGATAGTGCTGCTGCATTATATGTACGAAGGCTAACTAATGACGGTACTGTTATGTTTATTCAAGGTAGTGGGGGAACTTATGGAGCTATTGGTGTTTCTGGTGGCAATAATATTTATATATCTGGTACAGCAACTAATCACTGTGGATTTACTTTTGCAACAAATCAAATTTTACCTACAACAGAAGAAAGTGCTAACGATAATGTAGTTGATTTAGGTTCAAGTTCTAATCGTTATAATGACGCATATATCACTAACGGTGTTACAACAGGTTCTGATGAAAGAGAAAAACAACAGATTGCATCACTAACAGATGCAGAAATTACCGCAGCTAAAGCAATTAGTAAGTTATTTAAAACGTATAAGTGGAATAGTGCAGTAGAATCCAAAGGTGACAATGCTCGAACTCACACTGGTGTTATTGCTCAACAAGTAGAAACGGCAATGTCAGATGCAGGGTTAGATGCAGGTGACTATGCGTTTTTCATTAGCACAACTTGGTGGGAAACACAGACAGAGGTTGCGGCTGTTGAGGCTGATGAGGAAAACGGCATAGAAGCAAAAGCTGCCTACACTCGTACAGATACATATCAAACAGAAGAAGAAGCACCAGAGGGCGCAACAGAGCGTAACAGAAAAGGTATCCGTTACCCTGAGTTACTATCATTCATTGGTGCAGCAACAGAGCAAAGACTGACTAGCATTGAAGCTAGACTAGACGCATTGGAGGCAGAGTAATGAGCAAGGCACGAGAACTAGCTGAACTAGGTGCGGTTTACGATAGCGGTGCCTTGTCGAACCGTAATTTTATAATTAATGGCGAAATGCAATGTTGGCAAAGAGCCACCGCAGCAACTGCGGCTAATAATTCTTACAACACTGTAGACCGTTTCAGACCCTATTTAAGTGGTGGAGCATATACAACAGAGCGGTCTACGGATAATCCTAACGGAAGTGGAAATGGTTATTCTTTAAAGTGTCAGGTAACTACGGCTGATACAAGTATAGCGGCTGGAGAATACGCTTTTATAAATCACGAAATTGAAGCACAAAACCTACAACATCTTCAATACGGAACATCTAGTGCAAAAAATGTAACACTATCATTTTGGGTAAAGTCAAATAAAACAGGCACTTATACCGTTGGTGTATTTAAACACGCTAATGGTGCTACTTCGTATATGTACAGAAGAGAGTATACAATTGATGCAGCAGATACATGGGAAAAGAAAGAATTTACAATAAGTCCTACTGCTGGAAGCACAACTTTTATGACTAGCTCTGGAGGAGCTATTGCAAATAACAATGGCAATGGTTTTGGCGTTAGTTTTAATTTAATGTTGGGTTCAAATTTTCATGGAACTAATGACGCTTGGGCAGCAGATGCAAAGTATGGAACATCTAATCAGGTAAACTGGATGGATAGTACCTCTAATAATTTTTATATTACACAAATCCAGATGGAAGTTGGCGAAGCAGCCACGCCCTTTGAGCATAGAAGTTATGCGAATGAGTTAAGGCAGTGTCAAAGGTATTACTGGGAAATAGCTGGACAAAATGTATTATTTGGTCATGGTTTTTATTATGGTACAACTGAGTTTGATTGTAGAGTAAACTTTCCTGTTGAAATGAGAGCTTCACCATCTTTGACATCTTCAAATAATACTAATGATTTTGGTATTCACCAAGGAGGTGACTACTTTCCAAGTTTTAGTGGTATTCAATACTATAATGGAGAAGGACTAAACATGTATGTTACTTCTAATGTAAGCGGTACTAATGGTGAGGCAAAGTATTGTGCTGGAAATCAATCTACAGCAAAAGTGCAATTTAGTGCGGAGCTTTAATAATGAATATTACATCAGCACAGTATATAGCTAAAGAAGGTGAGAACACTTGTATTAAACTTACATCAAATGGTGTAGTAAGTTTTATTCCTCTTGATTTAGAAAACACTGAGTACGCAGCAATCCTCGAATGGGCAGAGGAAGATGGAAACACAATACAGGAGGCTGATTAATGCCATATATAGGTAATCAACCGGGAACGGGTGTAAGAAGCCGTTTTATCTATACCGCGACTGCCTCTCAGACCACGTTTTCAGGGGCTGACGATAACAGCAAAACGCTGAAGTACGCAGATTCTGCATACGTTGACGTATTTTTAAATGGAATCTGTCTTGTTCCAGGAACAGACTATACCGCCAGTACAAAGACCAGTATCGTATTAACTCAAGCTGCTTCGTTAAATGACACTTTAGAAGTGGTTGCGTATGACATAGCGTCAATGAGCGATATGTCTGCATCTAACGGCGGTACATTTCAAGCTGACGTAACCTTTGCAGACGGTGCAGATATTATTACAGCTTCTGCTGGAACTGATAACGTTAGATTAGGCGAAGACGCAGGAGCTTCTATCGCTTCAGGTGGTAATAATAATGTTGTGATTGGTAAGGATGCAGGAACGGCACTGACGACAGGCGATAATAATATTGCTATTGGATATTCTGCACTAAAAACAGAAGATACAACAGGAAACAATACGGCTATAGGCTATCAAGCATTAGAAGACCAGAACGGTGGTTCTGAAAACACTGCGGTAGGTTATAGGTCGGCAGCAAATTTGACAAGCGGAAATCGCACTACAGCTTTAGGGCATGACGCAGCACTTAATCTAAATACAGACGATTGTACGATGATAGGTCATGATGCAGGAAAGTTTGCTACAACAGCAACAAATTCAACATTTATTGGCAGTCAAGCAGGACAAGGTGTTGGCGCAACTCCATTAACAGGAAACAGTAATACAGCAGTGGGAGAAAGCACTGGAACAAATCTACAAGGTGCAGCCACTTTTAACACAATGTTTGGAGCAGGAGCAGGAAATGCTACTACGACAGGTACTTATAACACATTTCTTGGACCACAAGCGGGGTTTAATATAACCACAGGTTCTAAAAACACTATTCTTGGTCAATTTGATGGAAATGCTCATAGCTTAGATTTTCGTACGTCAAGCAACTACATAGTTCTGTCTGATGGGGATGGTGTTCCTAGAGCTGGTTGGTGGCATCCTTCAGGAGGTAATCCACATTTTAATTTACAAAGTGACATATCTCAATGGACAGCTGCATGCAAGAACACTCATGGAAGTGCCCCGTATGGTCTTTTAATCCAATACACAGCTGCTGCTCCTAACGGAAGTAGCAATGAGTTTTTATTTTGCTACGATGGAGCTAACAATGAAAAAATGTCTGTTAGGTCAAGCGGTGATGTAAAAAACACAAACAATAGCTATGGTGCAGTATCAGACATTAAACTTAAAGAAAATATTGCTGACGCAACTTCTCAGTGGGATGATATAAAAGCTGTTAAAGTTAAAAAATACAGCATGAAAACGGATGAGAGTGATACAGCTAATCGAATAGGCGTTATTGCTCAAGACTTAGAAGCGTCTGGAATGAATGGTCTTGTTATCGAAGATGTTGATCGTGACGCTGACCGTAATGATTTAGGAACAACAACTAAATCTGTCAAATACTCCATCCTTTACATGAAAGCTGTTAAGGCGTTGCAAGAAGCAATGACTAGGATTGAAACGCTGGAAACCCAAAACACAACCCAAGCAACACAGATAGCTGATCTCATAACACGAGTAGAAGCATTGGAGGCAGGATAATGGCAGTATCAAGAATCAATGAAGCTGGCCTTAACGTTAACCAGTTTGGAAACAGGAACCTTATAATTAATGGTGGGATGCAAGTTGCACAGAGGTCTACCTCAGAAACTGCTTTAGGTGCTGATACAAACACTTACCGTACACATGATAGGTGGAAAATAAAGACTAATGGTACAGCAGGTCGTTTTACAATGGCACAAAGCACAGACGCACCTTCTGGTTTTACTAATTCTTTAAAGTTTTCTTGCACAACAGCAGACACTTCTATTGCTGCTGCTGAAGAGTTTAGACTTACTCAACATATAGAGGCTGGCTCATGTGCTAGGACTATGACTGGTACATCTGATGCTAAACAAATAACACTCTCTTTTTATGCAAAAGCAGATTCAACCAAAACATACGTTGCTCAGATATTAAACAATAAACATTCCAGCTTTGTTCATAACAACAGAACATTTACTGTTACAAGTTCTTGGCAAAGATTTACTATGACATTTCAAGCAGACACCGATACTGATTCTAAATTTGATGGCACTTTAACAGATGCTGGATTTAGTTTATCTTTTTGGCTTCATGCAGGTAGTAATTATACAAGTGCAACATTAGCTAGTGATTGGGCAACTGGAACAACAAATAGGGCTGCTGGCACACAAAGCTTTTTTAGTGCTACTAGCAATACTTTTTTTATTACTGGTTGTCAGTTAGAAGTAGGCGACACCGCCACGGACTTTGAGCATAGAAGTTATGGGGATGAGCTTTTACAGTGTCAAAGGTATTATCAAGAAATGAATATAGTTAATTACCCCCTACAAGCATATTTAGCCGCAGACCATTATAGTCAAATTAGGTTTTCTCCACCTTTAAGAGCAGCAGCAACTGGTACCCTTGTAAGTACAGCTATTTATTTTACAGGTTTTGATAGAACTAGTGGAACTACAGCCACTGGCACAGGGGGATATAAAGACGGTCTTACTTTAAGAGTGCAAGGTGCTTCAGGTGTTAACATTGGAGAAGCTGGACTTATTGTTTGCACTGGTAAATTTGATGCGGAGTTATAATTATGAATATTGAATCAGCACAATATTTTGAAGATGCTTTTGGGTTAAGAACTATCAGGGCTACAATAGATGGTGAATTACTATCTGTTCCGTTAGACCCCAATAATCGCCATTATGCGGCCCTTCTTGCGTGGGCAGAAAAAGACGGCAACGAGATCCAAGCAGCGGAGTAATGTTACATGCCACTAAGCAAGCTCCAGTTCAAGCCGGGAATAAACCGAGAGGGCACCAACTATTCTAACGAAGGTGGTTGGTTTGACGGAGATAAGATCCGTTTTAAGTCTGGCTATGTGGAGCGCATTGGTGGGTGGTCTAGGATAGCAGATACCCAGTTTCAAGGAACATGTCGTAATATGCTAGACTTTGTTACGCTTGCTTCAGATAACTTTTTGTTTATGGGTACGCACAAGAAAGCATACCTAGAGGACGGCGGCACGTATAACGATATAACCCCGCTTCGCACGACCTTGACCCTTGGGTCTAACCCTATCACAACAGGCACAGCAGGGTCTGGTATTATCACAGTAACAGCTAGTTCACATGGCTCCAAAGTAGGGGGTTTTGTTACGCTTGCAGGAGCTACGGCTGTAGATGGTATTACGGCTGATGAGATAAATCAAAACTTTGAAATACTTACTGTCGCTACAGACGGTAATTCATTTACGGTAAATACAGGCGGGTCAGCTTCCTCTGGTTCAACGGCTGGAGGTGGTGGCTCTGTTACCGCAGCTATGGAAATAGACATTGGTCTTAACACCACGATCCTTGGCAATGGTTGGGGTGCAGGTACTTGGGGTCGTTTTACTTGGAGTTCGGGTGCAGGATCGTTAGCAGGTCAAAACCTTAGACTGTGGATGTCCGACTCTTGGGGCGAAGATCTTATAGCAAACATTGTAGATGGAAGTCTGTATTATTGGGATGCAACAAACGGTAAGACAACCAGGATGGTTGAACTAAGCACTGTAGCAGGTGCCAGTGATGTCCCAACCACCGTTAGAAGAGTTGTAGTTTCTGATACCGACAGGCATGTATTGTGTTTTGGGTCAAACCCTGTAGGTAGTGCTACGTTTGATCCGTTGTTGATCCGTTGGTCTAGCCAAGAAAGCGTAACAGACTGGACGCCCACTGCTACCAATACTGCTGGCGACATACGATTGTCTCAAGGTTCTGAGATTGTCACAGCTATTCGAACAACACGTCAAATCCTTGTGTTTACAGAAAACAGTTTACATAGCGTTCAGTTTATTGGGCCACCGTTTACTTTTGGTACAGCAATTCTTGGTACGAACGTTCGGATTGCAGGTCCAAATACAGCCATCAGTGTAAATGATTTGGTGTTTTGGATGGGTCAGGAAAACTTTTACGTTTATGACGGTCGCATAAATCCAATACCTTGTACTGTAAGACAGTATGTATTTGACGACATTAATCGTAACCAATCATTTAAGTTTTTTGCTGGCAGTCTATCGAGCAACTCTGAGGTGTGGTGGTATTATTGCTCTGCTAGTAGCGACGAGATAGATCGGTACGTGATTTACAATTACCTTGAGAAGACTTGGTACTACGGCACTCTTGATAGGACAGCTTGGAATGACAGAGCATCAGGAAACCGATTGTATCCACAGAGTCCAAGTGTGGATGGGTATTTATACAACCATGAGTTTGGTTTGGATGACGGAAGCCAGAACCCTCCCGTAGCTGTAAATGCTTTCGTGCAGTCGTCGGACTTTGATATAGGTGACGGTCAGCAGTTTATGTTGATCAACAGAGTTCTTCCTGATTTAAACTTTGCTACGTCAACAGCGGCGGCACCAGAGGTTAAGTTTACCATGGGTGCTAGAAACTACAGCGGTAGCGCAGCGGGTCAAGGATCTGTAAACGGGGATGTCGTACGATCCTCTGTGGTTTCTGGAACAGACAACTATACGGACCAGGTCCACATGAGACTACGAGGACGACAGGTTAATTTAAAAGTTGAGAGCGACACGACCGGAGTTAAATGGAGACTGGGGGCACCCAGACTAGATGCAAGACCGGATGGTCGTCGATGAGTAGAAAGATTGTTCGATCCATTATTCCTATTGCCCCTCCACAATATGACTCCGCATATGTGAATCAATTAGCTCGGTCCTTGGACAATTTTATAGATGAAACTAGAAACCCACTCTTAAATATACCAAACATGCCAAACGTAAGTGTGGTTAGTGTTTTGGAAGAGGGCGATCTTTTTGAAGACAACGGTTTTGTAAAAATTAAACGTGCAAACGCAACGGCTGTCACAACAAATGTAGGCACGTCAGCAGTAGGAACAGTAACGGTGGTGATATCATGACAGACATACTTATTATGCCAGACGGTAGTAGGTGGAAACCTTCGACAAGTTCTGATACAGTGGAATGTGTAAACTGTAGTAATGCAGTGGACACACCAGAAGAGATTGCTTCTTATCCTGATGGCAACTGCCCTGATTGCGGTGAGTCATGGACAGGAAGTGAAAAGAGAAGTACAACTATTGTAGTAACAATGCCTGAACAAATTAAGGGTGACTCGTAATGTCAATAATGGGTATTCTTGGAGCACTAGCTGGCAACGCACTATTTCCTGGTGCGGGTATGTTAGGTGGTTTGCTTGGTGGTGGACTTGGTGCTATAGCTGAAGAAAAACTTTTTAACAAAGATGACGGTAATGAGGATGCTAAAGAACGTTTAAGAAAACTAAACGAAGGTCCCCCAACGGCTGAAGATGCATTAGATAATTTATTTAAATCTAGGTTTACTGATCCTGAAACAGGGATCTCTCCCCACTTTGACACAGCAGCAGCCAGAGACGCTTATGACAGAGAGTTTATGAAAAAACATGGTGGTCAACCTGTGTTGTATCAAGGTCTAGCACTAGGTGGACAGGCGGAGTCTGGTATTGGGGGCTTGATCCAAGGACCTGGGACCGTGACCAGTGATTCGATTCCTGGTGGTATTATGCAGAATGGTGAGAAGGTAGAAGAAATATTAGTATCTAACGGCGAAGTTATTTTATCAGGAAAAGATTTGGCTGGATTAGATCCAGATGGTAACATGGAAAGAGCGGGTATGCGGTTAGGCGGAGCAGCTAACGGAACTCGTGGTGCAGAAGCAGCCAAGATGTTTGCTGAAGTACAGAAAATGAAAGAAGGGTAAGAGCATGTCAGAACTCACACAAACAAGTATTACGGACTTACCCGAGTACCAGCGGAAGTACATGAAAGAAATCCTAGACCGTGCACAGGCTCTAGGTAAACAAGCTTATACACTCCCAGCATATCAAGTTGCTGGTCGCACACCCTTACAACAGCAAGCTACGAGTCTAGCCACACAAGGTGTGGGTGCGTATATGCCTATGCTACAGGCAGGGGAAAAAGCAACAAGTGCAGGGATTGCAGCGACTCAAAGTCTGTTAGATCCAACTGCTGCTCTTGCTTACATGAATCCATATCAACAGGCTGTTTCCGATGAGATAAACCGTGCCTATGATATTCAGGCTAGAGATGCTGGGCTTGCTGCTGTTGGACAACCGGGTGGCCCTTCTGCTTTCGGAGGATCTAGAGCCGAGATAGCAAAGCGTGAGATAGATAGAAATCGAGCCTCGGCTCTTGCACAGGCACAGGCGCAAGCTTTTGGTCAGGCACAGCAGCAACAGTTTGCCAGAGCGGATGCGGCTGCACGAGGTCTGGGTAGTTTGGGTATGCAACAAGCTAAACTTGGCGAGGCGTTCCAAGGTCTTAACATTAACGATCTTAACACACTCATGGCTATTGGCGGACAAGAGCAGCAGCAGCGTCAATCAGAACTGGATGCAGCACGTCAGACACAATACCAGAATGTTATGCAGCCTTTTCAACAGCTTGGTTTTTACTCAGATGTATTTCAAGGAATGCCTACAGGTCAGACTAAGTTTTTGGATCAGCAAAAGTCAGATCCTAGCTTCCTGTCACAGGCTGCTGGACTTGCCGGGGGGCTGTATAGTCTAGGGCAGATGCCCGGATTTGGGTTTGGAGGCACTTAACATGAACGTACTTAACCGTAAGATGTTTGCTAATCGAGATGCTCGGCGCAAGCTGGCAAACATGGGTGGCATACTTGCATCTTCTCCAGAACTTATGCAGACGGCGCAGAGGTTTCAAACTGGTGGGCCAGCCGTAGTTAAAACCAAAACAGTCATAGTTGGAGACCCATTGGGTGGTGTTAGATACGATTTGTATTCCGACGGTAGTGCAATTATGCTTTCTACAGGCAGAAGAATAGATCCGAGCAACCCTAGTAATGTGTCTTTGCTTCAGATGCTACAGACTTTACCAGATGTAACGAACACATCTATTTCTCAACCACCTGAAATAAATGAACCAAAGTTAAACACTACTCCTGTTCTTAACCGTCCTTTACTTCCCATAAGAGACAACCGTCAGGAACTACAGGACATGATTGATTCTAAAACTGAGCTTGTGCCTGGGGTCAATGTCCCCGGTCCATCGGAACAGTATGTCATAGACAAAACATCTCCTAACTATACGGCAAGAGATCCAAGCGAGATTTCAGAACTTGCAATAGATGCAAGGGGCGAACTAGAAGATATGATTCAAACCAACATTGAGCTTGTGCCTGGGGTTAACGCTCCCATGACTCGTACTCAAGCCATGGTTAAATCAGGGGAACTACCAGATTCTAGCGACATTGAGGATAAACCCGGCACTCTCACGGATGATCTACAAAGGTTTCTTATAGATAAAACAAATGTTCTCAGGGCTGGGGGTATTGACTATGGAAACAGACCTGCAAAACCAAATATGGTAGCAACAGGTACAAAAACAGATAAAGTAGCAGCAGCAACAGATAAGGGTTACTATGTTTCTCCAGGTGTGAAAGCAATCAAAGGCTTTTTTGGTATTGGCGATAACGAAAAAAAAGAAGAAAAGAAAACTACAGAAACTAAAGAGGTAGAAATTGCAAAGGATGCGGATGCGGACTTAGAAACAGCAGACGTAGAAACAGCAGACGTAGAAAAACCCGGTCAAAGAGGTTTCACTCCAGGGCAAGGAGACGATACTATAACAGCGTTGGAAGAGATAGCTACAGGTGAGGGAACCTCGGAACAAAAAGTTGAAAAGATTAGAAAAGAAGTTTTTGGTCCAGGTGTAGATTCTAAGACTGCGATAGCTCAATATCAAACAAAGTTTAACGATATCCTTGGAGAAGATAGAGATCTAAACGAAGAGAAGTGGCATACACTAGCCATGATAGGGTTTGCTATTGCTGCTGGTGAGGACTCAAATGCCCTGACCAACATAGCCAATGGTCTGCTCGAAGGTACGAAGATGGCGAGAGAAGACAGAGCCACACGTCAGGCAAGAAAAGATAAGATCAATATGTTGGCTCTTGAACAATTCTTTGCAGACGAAAGACTCCGTAAAGAATTAGAAGGAAGAGAGACGGTTGCAAACATTCAAGCAGCAGCAAGAGTACCTGCTGAGTTTGAAGCTAAACCAACTCTTGAAGAAGCCATAGATGATGCAGCAAGAGCAGAGATGGATGCAGCAAAAGCGATAGGTCAATTTCTAACATACGCTGACGCTGTTAAACGTGTAACCCCTATTGTAATAGAATTGTACGGCAAAAAAAGAACCTCAGACTCAACTGATAATTTAAGTGACGAAGAAGCAGCAAGAAAAGCAGCAGAAGAAAAACTAGGGTTAACTTAATGGCAACCTTTGAAGAGCTTAAAGAACGGGCTATTGATCTTCAATTAGCCGGGGATGAAGAAGGTGCAGAACGTTTAGCAAACGAAGCCAAAGCTCGTGCAGAATACGAAATATTAAAAGAACGGGCTATTGATCTTCAATTAGCTGGAGATGAAGAAAAAGCCGAAGAACTTTCACAACAAGCTAAAGGTATTATTGCACCCTTCGAAGAGTCTCGGCTCACGGACATTGGTCGGGGTTTGAAAGCTGCACCTGTCACAGTGGCACAAGGTATAGCAGAGTTTGGTGCAGCCGCATCAGACTCCGTGTTTGGTACAGAATACTCAAGACCTACCAGCGATTTCTTTAATGAGTTTAGAAGAGAGAACGATCTTGATCCTCGAACCACGAGCGGAGAAATTACAGAAGAACTTCTGTCTTTTGGTCTTGGTTTTATTCCCATAGCTGGATGGTTAGGTCGTGCTAGTTCCGTGGCCCGTGGCACAGCCAAAGTAAAAGCTCCTGCCAAAAGCAAGTTCTTCAAGTCAGCAGAAAAGTTTGGCAACTCTAAAACAGGTAAGAGTTTATTAGACAGTCGAGCAAAGTTAATAGGATCTACTGCTTTAGCTACAGCAGGATACGAGGCTTTTGTTACACCAGATGGTAGACCTACCATATCAGATGCTTTTGATTTTATGCCTGATCCATTGAAGACCGTAGACACAACGCAAATGAGTGGGTCTGAACTAGCATACAACAGACTCAAGAATAAATTTAGAAGAGGTATCGAAGGAGGTTTAGCCAGTGGATTTGTAGATCTGGCTTTGCCTGTAGTGGGTGCAGGTGCTCGAGAATTGGGGGCTTTACCCTACGTTAGTGAGGGTTTGTCGAAACTGGGACAAGGGGCACAGAAATATTTTGGTGCGGCTAACCAGTTACTGGACAAAGCTCCTTTGGTTAAGCCAAGCAAACAAAAATTAAAAGAGTGGTTTAGTCCAACTGCTTTAGCCGATGCAGATATTATGGAAGAAGCGTTTGATGTGAAAGCTGTAAGAGACACAGCAGAACGTGAGGCTTTTAAATATTACAAAGACTTTGAAAAAGCGACAGGAGAATTTTTTAGAATATCTAAAGTTCCTGCCATGCGTAGACGTAAACGAAACGACATTAAAAAGAAACTATACGATTATCTTATAGAAGGAAAAGAAGAGAGTCTTGAGGGTTTGAGCAAGGGAGCAAAAAAAGCTGCCGAGCGTATGTTCAGATTAGACCAAGAGTTTCAAGACAAGTTTATTTTAGAGTTAGAAAAGAGAACCGAAGGAGTTACGGGCACTCCGTTGGTTTCTGCTTTGAATGAAATAAAAAGAAACAGGAGTCAGGTTGGTGGATACTTGCGTCGTAGGTTCGAGATGTATGACAGGCCAGATAAATTTTATGACAATTTAGATTTCGATTCTAAAATTTATCAAGATGCTCTTAAAGAAATGAAAGACTATGTCAGAAAGTATGAAAGATCTCCAGACCCAAAACAATACGAACAACTTTTTGGTGAGGGAACATTTCCGGGCACTCTTACTGATGCAGAAGCAGATGCCTTTGCAGAAAGAAAACTTTTGTCATATCTAAAACTGGATTTAGCAGAGGGTGTTATAGATCCCAAGAGTGCCCTTGAATTAAGGAAGAATGCGCTGAAAGAAGTTAACAATGTTGTTATGCCTGGGCGAGTGGTCAGCTTGGTTGACAATATGTTAATCGAAAGAGTTGAGGAATTAAATAAACTACCAAAAACTCTCGAGCTAATGGGAGAAATCAAAGATCCTCAGACTGCATTTATTAGAACCATATCTGATTTAGCTCAAACAACAGCAGGTTTAAAATTCTACGAAGGCGTAGCAAAAGATATTTCTGAAGGAGGATTTAGCGTAGCTGCCTCCACTGCTTTCAATATGTTAAATAGAGGTCAACGACCCGCGATTATACGAGCACCAAAAGCGGAACCAAGTTTTTCTACAACAATTGGTGGAGACGAAAGACCTTTGCTTTATGATCCAGAAACTCTGGAGTTTGAGGACATAGCAGAAGTTGGAACCACTAGGGGTGTGTCAGGTGTAGTCATACCAAAAGCTGAGTTAAGTTTTTTAAAACGTTTACAAGCAGAAAACTATGTAAAATTAGAACCAGATAAAACAGGAAAGGCCTTTTTTGGCGGTGCGTATGCAGACTTGTCTGATATGTATGTAACTCCCGAGGTCAAACAGGCACTTACAACCCCTGCTCGTATGGGACTGGATGAGTTAGGACAAGCCATAGCTATAGGTGCACTTCTTAAAGGTCAGGCGCAACGAATGACTATTGTTCCTAATATTATTTCACAAGCTAGAAACATTAGTGGTAACGTTATTGCTGTAGCAAACAACGGAAACTTTACCAAAGACAGTGATTTTATAGATGCGTTCAGAGTAGTTGCAGCTAACGTAGATCTCATGGATGATGAAGCTGTTCGCAAGTACAGCCGAGAGCTTGGTGCTTTGGGCGTTATGGATACCAGCCTTGTGACTTCTGCCCTTCGAGACTTCAAAGAAATGGCACAGGATTTTAAAGTGGCTGGTAGATTACAAACTGCTGTGGACAAATCAACATCCGTCATACCCTTTATGCAACAGCTTGAATCGTTTTATTCTGACTCTGACTCTTTCTTCAAAATGATGTCTGTATTTGCGGAGCAAGCAAAAGTAACCAACGCTCTTGGTAAAGCAAACTTAGACATTAACGCTCTACCACCAAACGTATTTCCTCAACTGCAAAAGGTATTTGTAGAACAAGGCATAGCCAAACGTGGTGCGTCTTTATCTCTTGAACAATCCCCTGCAAACTTTCTCCTAACAATGTCGGGCGACATTGTTAAAGATACG